GGTCGTGGTCTGAAGATTAGAAAAATAAAAAGATTATAAACAACAAACAAAGTCCTCTGAGTAAAGTAAGAGGCACAAAGAAAAAATGGCAGTTAGTGCAACTCCCGGTTTTGATTTGCAGCCATCGGCACAACAGGTCCCGACAGCTACAAACTACATAACCAATTTTGATTTCTTGAATCAGTATCTTCCGGATACTTACGAGAAAGAATTTGAACGATATGGAAATCGTACAATTAGTTCATTCCTACGATTAGTTGGAGCAGAGATGCCTTCCAACTCTGACTTAGTGAAATGGGCAGAACAAGGAAGACTTCACACAAAGTACACTAACGTTGGTGTAGCTGCAGGTGGAGCAGGAGACAACAGTGCAACATTCCAAGTGAATGACACAGGTGTTCCCGCCTTTACAGGAACAAATGGTATTGCTCTTCGCGTTGGACAAACAATTATGATTGTCGCTAACAACGGTGGTGGAAGCAACAAAGCGGTTGTTACAGATGTTACTGTAGCAAACAATCGTTTTCAAGCGGCTTTTTACGAAGGAGCAGGTCAAGTTATTGCAGGTACAGGTTTGGCGGCTGCTGACTTTACTGTATTCATTTACGGTTCTGAATTCAAGAAAGGAACAGAAGGAATGGTTGGTTCTTTAGAGGCTGACGATATCTTCTTTGAAAACTCTCCAATTATCTTAAAAGATAAGTATGCAGTATCGGGTTCTGATATGGCGCAGATTGGATGGGTTGAAGTAACAACTGAGAATGGTGCTACAGGATACCTTTGGTATTTGAAGTCTGAGCACGAAACTCGTTTACGTTTCGATGACTACTTGGAAACTTCAATGATTGAAGCGGTTCCTGCAGTGGCAGAAGCAGTTCCCGGTGCTCCCGGAAACAACGCATCTGTTGAAGGTTACAAAGGTTCTGAGGGTATTTTCTACTCTGTAAAGAATCGTGGTAACGTATGGTCCGGTGGTAACCCTGTTGCCCTCGCGGATTTTGATGCAGTTATCTCTCGTCTTGACAAGCAAGGAGCTATCGAGGAGAATGTTATCTTCCTTGACAGAGACTTTGGTTTCGATATCGACGATATGTTGGCAGCTCAGAACTCTCACGGAGCAGGTGGTACATCTTACGGATTGTTTGACAATGACGAAGAGATGGCACTTAACCTTGGATTCACAGGATTCAGAAGAGGATATGACTTCTACAAGTCTGATTGGAAATACTTGAACGACCCAACAATGCGCGGTGGTTTACCTACAGGTGCAGGTTCGGGACAAGTAAACGGATTGATGGTTCCTGCAGGTTCCACGTCTGTGTATGACCAAATCCTTGGTAAGAACGCTAAGCGTCCATTCCTACACGTTCGTTACCGAGCGTCAGAAACTGAAGACCGAAGATACAAGTCTTGGGTAACAGGTTCTGCAGGTGGTGCAATGACATCTTCTTTAGATGCAATGGAAGTTCACTTCCTTTCTGAAAGATGTGTATGTACTATGGGTGCAAACAACTTCTTCATTTTCGAAGACTAAGAGTTGATACAATACGAAGGAGTGTCCTCAGCGACACTCCTTTTTTTTAATTTAATATAAATTCAATCAAATGAAAAAACAACAGAAATACGTTGACAAAACGTACAGACTAACGAGGGATGCAGCACCTCTATCTTTTATGCTGCCTGTCAGAAACTCAAGAAGAAGTCCGCTTCTTTATTTTGATGAAGACAAAGGAATTAACAGAGCACTACGTTACGCAGTAAACCAAAAAACTCCCTTCGAGGATGAGCAAGATGGTAATGCTATTGTAGAGCCTGTAGTTTTTGAAGACGGATTTTTAAACGTCTCAAGAACAAACCAAGTTCTGCAGGAGTTCTTACACTACCACCCGCTTAACGGTAAAAGATTTGAGGAGGTTAATGATGAGAAAGATGCTGCAGAAGAAGTAGAGTGGTTAAATGCTGAGGTAGATGCTTTGGTAGAAGCACGTAAGCTTACAATAGACCAACTTGAAACGCTTGGACGAGTTGCTATTGGAGCCAACGCAGTGAATATGACAACCGCCGAACTCCGTAGAGATATGCTTATCTATGCTAAACACGACCCCGACAGTTTTTTAAAGATGGTGTCAGACCCTATGGTTAAGCTTCAGTCTAATGTTCAAAAGTTATTTGACGAAAGATTGTTAGCTTTTAGAAACAATCAGAAGGAAGTTTACTTTAACCTACCGGGTAACAAGAAAAGAATGATGAGCATACCGTTTGGTGAAGAGCCTATGTATGTGGTAACATCTTACTTCCAAAGTGACGAGGGTGTAGAGATACTTGAATATCTTGAGAAACAAATGGAAGAATAAAATTTTTTAATTATATTTGTAATATATCGTTGGCTTTTATATCAAGTGGCTACAAACAAGAGGGGTTTAAATATCCCTCTTTTTTTTTGCTTATCTTTGTGGTATTATTAACCCCATTAATTTTTTACAATGGAAAAATTTTTAAAAGTTACAAACGCACCTGTTACAGGTCAGCTTATTGCTATTAACGGAATCAAAGCAGTTGCTACGGCAAACGCTACCGCAACTACGGTCACTATTAAGTATTTTGACGGAACTACAACTACAGTGACAACTGCAGCTCAAGTAGTTCACGATGTGTATACTGAGATTTTGGATGCAGTTGCTACAGCTCTTGCTACATCTTGGCAGAAGGCTTACTATGAAGTGGTTCTTCCAAAGGCAGTAACAAGTATTTTAAATGCTTAATACTTACTTTAACCTATTGAAGGAGGGCTTTTAAGGAGCCCTCTTTTTTTTTGTTTATCTTTGTGTAAAGAAGATAACGAATGATTAACTCAGTAAGAAATACAGTTCTATCTATACTGAACAAGAACAACTACGGATACATATCCCCATCAGACTTTAATCTATTTGCCAAGCAAGCGCAGATGGATATATTTGAGGATTACTTTTATCAGTACAACTATCAGATACTAAAAGAAAACGCTCGTCAGTCCGGTACGGGGTATGCTGATATCAAGAAAGGATATGAAGAGGTTATTGAGATTTTTTCAGAAACAAAGTTTCTTACCAATACAAATAACGCAGCACCCATAAATCAATTCAACCTACCCTCTCCTACAACTACAGGAGACGATTACTATCTTATCAACAAGGTGTTGGCATATCAAGATATTGTAACAACAGGCACAACAACAGCAAGCAATCCAAATTCATTAGATGATGCTAACGCTACATTTGTAACTGACGGTGTAGCATTAGGAGATATTGTTTGTAATACAACAGATATTCCGGACACTATATCTACAGTGACTACAGTTGGGGTACAGACTTCACTTGGTTTAGCATCAACTATATTTACGGTCAATGGTTCTAAGTATGTGATATTTAAACCCAAGCAGAATGAACTTGAGAAGGTTACGCTTGGTAAGATTACAATGTTGAATAATTCAGCACTAACAGCACCAAACAGATTGTTTCCTGCATACTCTCAAGAGGGAAACATATTGACGGCGTATCCATCTAATGTAACATCTGCAGTATTATGTCAGTACATAAGATACCCCAAAGACCCTAAGTGGACGTATGTTCAGCTTACTAATGGAGAGCCATCATTTGATTCAAGTCAAGCGGATTTTCAAGACTTTGAGCTTCCTAATGATGACGAGCCTTCTTTGATTATGAAGATACTTCAGTACGCAGGAATGTCAATACGAGAAATTCAAGCAGTACAGTTTGGACAGGCACAGGACCAAGAAGATACACAAGAAGAAAGATAAACTATGGCATACATAACAGCATATCAATACTATGAAAACAACGGTAATAATCCCGAAAATGCAAATTGGGGTTCCTATCAGTACGTCAGTTTATATGACATTGTAAACAACTTTATGCTAATGTACAGCGGGAACCATAGCCTCATAAACAACGAGGAGAGATACAAGGTTCTATTTCACGCTAAGCGTGGTATACAAGAGCTGAACTACGACGCGTTCAAAGAGATAAAGATATTAGAGCTTGACGTTAGTGATAGTTTAAGGTTTGTACTTCCTCCCGACTTTGTAAATTGGGTTAGAGTATCTATTTATCAGAACGGTGTACTTAGACCGCTAACAGAAAATATTCAAACTAACTATAGCGATGCTTACCTACAGGACAATAACTTTAGAATCTTGTTTGACCAAGACGGAAATATACTTAAGCCCGAAAACTCAAACATAGACTTTGATAGAATAACAGGGAGCAAGAGGTCTATATATCTAAATCAAAATAGTGTATACAACAACTATGAAGGTTGGAATATAGACGGTACTTGGTACTTTGATTACAGCATCGGCGCAAGGTTTGGTCTGAATACAGAAACAGCAAACATAAATCCTACTTTTAAAATAGATAAGAAAGGTGGTGTGATTAATTTTAGCTCGGATATGGCGAACCAACAGTGTATCCTTGAGTATGTATCGGATGGTATGGAGAATGGGGATGACACATTGGTAAGCGTTAACAAGCTATTTGAAGATTATATATACGCATACATTGAGTATAATCTTTTAAGTTCTAAGGTGGGAACACAGGAGTATGTCATTGCAAGGTTAAGAAAAAAATCTATGGCGTTACTAAGGAATGCTAAAATTAGAATGAGTAACATTCACCCCGGCAGATTACTAATGAATCTTCGAGGTAGAGATAAGTGGATAAAATAATATGGCGAATTTAAAAAGACATTTTATAGCAGGCAGAATGAACAAGTCTGTGGACGAAAGACTTGTGCCTAACGGTGAGTACATTGACGCAATGAATGTAAGACTTGGTTCTACTGAAGCATCAGAGATAGGGTCAGTAGAGAACTCAAAGGGTAACACTCAGATTACAACATTAAAGTATAACTCAACAGCCTTAAGTGCTAACGCAAAGTGTATAGGGGCATATGAAGACAGTGCTAACGAGACTATATATTGGTTTATTCACGACTCTTCTTTTACAGGTGCAGGAGCAGGCGGAACGGGAAAGCTTGATATGATTGTCTCTATGAACGTAAACACAGAAGTGATTACGTATCACGTAATCAGTGTTAAGAATGGCTCAACCACCAACACTACTTTAAACTTTAATCCTGCGTATTTAATAAACGGTGTCAATATGGCGGGACAGGACCTGCTTGTTTTTACCGACAACATAAATCCTCCAAGGATAATTAATGTTAGAAAAAATTATCAAGACCCTACGGGAGCTCCTTTGATAGACCAATTCACTGAAGAAGAAATACTTGTTATAAAGAAGCCGCCTGTTACATCTCCAATTATAAAGACTAATACCATACCGGGGAACGATGACTTCATAGAGGAAAGGTTTCTTTGTTTTGCATATAGATATAAATATGCAGACAATCAGTATTCGGCTATCTCTCAGTTTAGCGAGCCTGCTTTTGTGCCCGACGTATTCAATGTAACTATATCTACATTTCTAAATGAAGGGATGCAGAATGAGGACAACAACGTAATCATTACTATGGATACAGGTGGTCCTTTGGTAGTAGGATTTGATTTATTGTACAAAGAATCTACAAATTCTATTGTTCGAGTGGTACAGAAATTTGACAAGAACACAGATGGTATTTCTGACAGCACCACGTATACTTATAACTTTAGTGGTTATAAAGTATTCACGGTACTTCCGGATTCTGAAATTCTAAGGACATATGATAATGTTCCACTATTAGCAAAGGCTCAAACATTAATGGGAAACCGTCTTGTATATGGAAACTATGTAGAGGGTTATGACTTGAAGGATAAAAACAAGAATAATGTAAATTTTGATTTCTCCACATCTCTTACTACAAGCGAAATATCTTCTGTTAGCTTGGGAACTGTATTTGCAAACCGCGCATATACCGCTGACCCTGCAACTCCGATTACTGTAACAGACGCTTCAATGAGGATTTACTTAGGACCATTAGCAAACATATCATTGATTGCAGGTTCTACACTTTCTTTGGATTTTACCCTAAGCCACTCCGCTTTCACAAATGGTGCGGGTGTAACTGACCAACAACCCTCTGTTACCATTAACTTCGAATACACATTAGTTGAAACATTCTTAACAGATGGTACATCTACTGCTGCGTATAAATTAGCGACCTCTGCTGACTTTTTAAATAAACTTGGCACATCACTTCCGGGCGGTACTATGAAGCCGGTGTATGACGCTGCAAATCCAACGTCTTGTAGTGGGTTTACATTTTCAGATGTTATCAACTGTGCTATTCAGAACACCTTGGATGCAGGAACAGCAACAGCAAGGACAAAGTTTGAGTCGGGGTTTGATGATATTCCCGCTAATGGAAACCAAGGTGTAGGGAGCTTGGGTGTGTACCCTACCGTTGCAAGTGCGGATGTAACTTATGAGTACATTATTTTTTCTTTACCTGCAATGCGAAGAGTATTTGACGTAACTTCTCCAACGGTAAACACCTACGAATATTTTAAGTTTTCAAATCCAATAAATACATTTAGCACTACCAACAATCCGCGTAGCCTTCATAGTAACAGAAACTATGAGGTAGGGATTATATATATGGATGAGTACAACAGAGCGACAACAGCCTTGGTAAGCACCAACAACTCGGTGCAGGTTCCTTGTTCTAACTCAATATCTAAAAACTCAATTAAGGTAGAGATACCACCGTCGCAGCTTGCTCCATCTTTTGCTACAAGATATAAGTTCTGCGTTAAGCCGGATAGAAAAGATTACGAAACTGTTTACTCTAACTTCTATGTGCAGGATTCCACCAATGGAGATACTTATATGCTTTTAGAAGGGCAGAACACAAGGAAGGTGGAGGAAGGAGATGTTTTACAAGCGAAGCGAGATGCTGCAGGACCTGTATTAAGCTGTACAGAGATAGTGGTCTTAGAGAAAAAAGCGCAGACAGCAGAATTTTTAGCGCCNAAACCNACNGACTCTACAGGTNCAATTATTCCTGTTCCTTCGGGNACGTATATGAAGATTGGTCCCGGTAATATAAACGTAACAATGCCCGATAATGCTATAATAAATCCCGGGCAAATAAATGTAGATAATAACTCTTCCTCCGGCGACCAACCTCTTATGGCTTATGGTGGGCTTGGCGGTTTTGATATTCCACAAAGAGCAAGGATAGTTTTGAAGTTTAGTTTTGAAAGAATTGGCACAGGACAGGGAACAAATAACTGCGAGAGAAGAACCTACACCTATGAACGAACCTTCTTTTCAAGCGACGGCTATACGGATATAGTTGAGTGGTTTTTGGGAGATTCTATAGCAAACACTTTGAATAGCGGAGAAGCATTTACAGGAGACGGTAGCACTATTACTAACACATTTATTCCTACTGTTGCGACTTCTCCGGCATCTGACTATGGGATGCCAACGGGGGACTTTACAAACTATTATAGATGGTATAAAAACGGAACGGACATTAGGTTTATTATGATAGGTCCACCAAAATGCGGTAACAGCGAAAGGAAAAGGTCATCTATTAGTTGTGAATGGAAGGTATTCCGTTCAGAGCAGCTACTTGTTTTTGAGACAGAGCCTGCAGATGCGAGTCCCGATTTGTGGTACGAAGACTCAGACTCTTACGCCATAGACCAAGCAACAGGATTCCATAGCGGCTCACCTGCTACGGGTGGAGGTCAAGACCAAACAGCCACACAGCCTGCTATTATAAATACCACCTTTGGAAATTGTTATTCGTTTGGGAATGGAGTTGAGAGCTACAAAATATTAGACTCAATAGTTGGTAAACCTATGGAACTTGGAGAAAGATTCTTCTCTACTTCCAATGAGGACTATCGCAGAATGGAAAGATTTGCAGACTTAACTTACAGTGGTATATTTAACGATGAGACTAACGTAAATAAACTCAATGAGTTCAACCTTGGTCTTGCAAACTTTAAGCCCTTAGAAGACTCCTTTGGCTCAATAGAGCTTATTGATGGCAGGGAGACTGATATACTAACGCTACAAGAAGATAAAATATCTTACGTTCTTGCAGGAAAGAATTTACTTAGTGATTCTACAGGCGGTGGCTCTATAGCCTCTGTACCCGAAGTATTAGGAACACAGATAGCGAGAGTAGAGAAGTATGGCATAAGTCAAAACCCGGAGAGTTATGTAAAGTGGGGGTTCTATAAATTCTTTACCGATGCAAAAAGAGGTGCGCTCATACAGCTTAAAGGTTCGGGACAAGGAGAACAGCTAACCGTAATTTCAGAGATGGGAATGCGTTCTTGGTTTAGAGATTTGTTTATTGGTAGTGGAGAAACTCAGAAGCTCGGTGCTTTTGACCCGTATATGAATGAGTACGTATTGTCATCCAATGAAATTAAAATTCCACAGGAAGAACCGGCACAAAACTGCGGAGTTAAACGCACCATTACTGTTACACAAGCCGACCCGCTTAGCTTCACAGTGAACCTTGGAGAAACCACAGGGGTGTGTACGATATCTTACGATATAATATCTATAGCCTCAGATGCAGGCGCAACAGGAGGCATAACCATAGCTGAAGACTACCAAGGAACCTCAACATTTATTAATACTCTTGGTGCAGGAACGATTACTTTCGACAAGAATAGTGTTGGAGATGATGATGTTGTTGTTACACTGACACCTTCATCCGGAGCGGGTAAGCAGACTGTTGTTCTTGAAATAACTGTAGGTTGCCCTGCGGCACAGCAAATAACACTTACGACTTTTTGTGTTAGCGATTCTGCTGATGCAGGCAAGTTTATTCATAATCAATATCAATGGACAGACGGTTCGTTTATCTCAGCACTTCAGAGCGAGCAAGTTGAGTTTTCACCGGGTAAACCCGCTATATCTGCACCTATTGTATCTTCCACAACAGTGGTTACAGCTCTTCAAGGAGGCGGTATAATACCTAACAACGGTGATGTTTTATCTGTGATAAGCAATGCTATACCACCATCAGATGATTACAAGTTTCAACCAAGTAATAGAATGTTGTTCTGTAGAAGCACAACGCTTTACCCTCCTACACTCTTAGGGTATAATTCTTTACTAACAGACCCCGGATTGCAGGTGCTTCCGCAGACAGGTGCAATACCTACAATCACAGGAACATACACGATTCCTGCAGCCGGAACAGAGGAGTATATGTATATTGTATTTGATTACTTTAGCTAAAAGATATGGCAGGAACAACAGGAAACTACACATTAACGTAC